GAACGGTGCAATGCGTGTGTTTGTAAACAGCTATGCTTCAGACACAGCAAGTGTATTGGTAGGTTACAAAGGCACATCAGAAGCTGATGCTGCTGCGTTCTATTGCCCATACATTCCTTTGATGAGCAGTGGTGTTGTTCTTGATCCATCAACATTCGAACCAGTCGTATCATTTATGACGAGATATGGCTTCGTCGAATTAACAAATACTGCATCTTCCTTCGGAAATGCTGCAGATTATGTGGGCGAAATCGCTGTCCAGAATTTGAGCTTTTCGTAAGCAAAAATTTTGTACAGAAGTTTTGTACTTCAAGCAACAAACAAAAACCCACTTTGGTGGGTTTTTTGTTGACATTTATTTTTGTAGAACTTACTAACATACTAAATAATAGTATGAACAAATACAAAAAGTGGTACAATAATATTTGCATTAATGGACAAACAAGAACAACCAACGAGTACACAGAACGACATCATATTGTTCCGGAATCTTTCTATGCTATCCGCACACGCAAAGGTCCTGCTGGTTGGTTAGAAGGCGATAGCAATGCCGCTGAAAACTTAACACGATTAACTGATAGAGAACATGAATTAGCCCACTACTTGCTGACTAAAATACACAAAGATGATAAGCGAGCTTACTTCAAAGTTCTCAAGGCATACGAGATGCGAAGTATAGTAAATCATAATCAAGAAGGTAATCGCCACTTTTCTTCGCGCAGATTAGCTGGTATTAGATCTGAACGAGCTAAACTACAAAGCGAATCAATGAAAGGGGCCGGCAATCCAATGTACAACAAAAATCATACAGAGGAAGCAAAAGAAACAATTCGCAGAAAAAATACAGGTAATAAACTAACAAAAGAACAACACGCAAAATTGGTCGCAAACACCACAGGTAAAAAGAAACCGCCTATTACAGATGAACATCGTGCTAATCTAAAAGCCAATCACAAAAGTAAGGATCCTAACTTTGATGGTTCGTTATCAGCAAAAACGAAAGCAAAGATTGGAGCAAAACTCAAAGGTCGTAAACAAACGCAAGAAGAAAAAGATGCCCGTAGTAAAGCTAATATGGGCAAAACTAAACCTAAAAAACATTGTATCTACTGTGACCGAATGATAGCTGTTAACGGTTATGCCCGTTTTCACGGTGAAAAATGTAAAAAGAAGCCAAAATAGGTTGACTTTTTTGCTAATCTGTGTTACAGTAAGTAGTTACTAACAAAAACGGAAACAAAATGACGTACGATGAATACATGAAGGAACTTAATACAGCCGCTGTGATTAAAGGGCTGAGCAATATGACCGAAGTTGAGTCTATTGACGTAGCTGTTGATACTGGTAAAGAATTAGTTAAGCTGATTAACGAAACATCCGGGTTATCAAAAAAAGATATCAAGGCGGCCAAATACGCTATTGCTGAACTATCATATTTAAAAACAAAATACGTAGCCGCGCTGTATTGTATTAACGGCGCCGACATATTACTTCGTGCTACTGACGTTGATAACAAAAAATTCTACATTCCTAACGATATTTGGATCGCGGCTACTAATGCCGAAACTGAAGAAACTGAACTACAACATATTATGTCTATTGGCGAAAAGGTTGAACAATGAACTCAAGACAATACGAACAAATGATGAAAGAAGTATTTTCAAATGCCTGTACAAGCGCAGGTATTTTAGAAAAAGATGTAGTTGGAGCAAACCTAGAAGCACACCGCACTTACTACACCATTAAACTTAAAGACGGTACAGAAAAAGTTATTGACAGCGGCCTTGATTGGTGCCCAGATTAGCCCTAACCGCGCCCAAAGCTGGCACGGTGACAACTGTAACCGCCACCCCAAGGCCACAGTATAAATATTCATATGACTCCAGAAGAACTTGATCAACAAATCGCCAATCTACCAGAAAAATTAACCTGGGGAAATCCGTTAACTGAGTCCAACGACGAACAAGTTGCGGATATTAAAAAAAGAATACAGCAATTAACTGCTAATATAGATGCTTGGCATAAGCATGAAAATTAACGAATTATTTGAAGCACCTAAAGACATTAAATTATCGGTAGCTCTTATTACCGGGCACGATGTGTATGCCCTTAGAAATAATTCTATTAAAGTTAAAACGCAATTTCAAAAATTAGGAGATACTCCTAATAATAGAATAGCTATGAGATCTTATCTTTTTCATGTTAATCAACTTATCTTTGAAATATCTCAACTACCACAGTGGAATACATGGTTAACAACAAATGACGGCAAAACAGTCTCAAGAGAGTTTGATAAAATTTATTTTGATAATATGAATTTTATGAAACGCTTTCAGTAAATACGCCCGCTGGCACGGTGATAACTGTAAAAAATTCACCACTCCTCTTAGTAACCCCATAAGTATTAACAACTCCTGACTCGGTGGAGTATAACATATCGGGCTGGTGGGTCGGTAAACTCGGAAATACAAAAACAAAAAGCACCGTTAAGGTGCTTTTTCTTTATACTTTATACCACGTTAGGTATTGATGAATCTTTTCCGTCACGCTGGCCCAATCGCCCATTTGAGGTTGTCGAAATAATCTAGCAGTGGGATACCACGGGCTATCATCTCGGCCCAACAACCAACGCCAGTCAAGACCATATTGATTGAGCATGACCCATACTGGCCTGCCCAAGGCACCAGCCAAGTGCGCCACGGCAGTGTCAACACTAAGGACTACATCAAGAGTATGTATCAAGGCCGCGGAATCTGCAAAGTTACCGATGGTGCCCGGGTACGTGACAACTCCGGCAGCAATTAATTGGGCCTCTTCTTCGGGAGTACAATCTGCTTGAAGATTGATCCACTCGTAGTTGGGATTACGTTGAATTAATACCAGCATGACATCGAGAGGCATGCCTTTGTGTCGGTTGATCCAGGTATCTCTGCGCCCACTCCAACAAAATCCCACCCGCAGTCGTTTCTTTAAACCCAATCGATCTAGCCATGTGCGAACCAACTGGTCATCGGCTTTGAGATAATATTGGATATGGTTTAGATTTTCCACGGTGGTTCCTAGTACCCCAGGGATACTCATGATGGGAGTCCAATAGTCAAACTCAGGCAATGCTTCTCCAAAGGTAAAAATATCAGGTATAGCTGGACCAACAAACAAGGGTTTTAGACTGGCATCAACTACTAAAATAATTTTGGCACCGCGAGCAGCCAGATCACCCATAAATCTAATAAACTGTATGTTATCACCGTGGCCTTGCTCGCCAATGACTAAAATTGTTTTGTCTTGAAGATCTTCGCCAGTCCATCTAGGCTGGGTAAACGTGGGCAATGTACCAGCTAGGTGCTCGTATTGCCACCGAACTTCGTAGGCAGGCCACCCGCGAGCATAATCGCCACTTAGCAAGTATGCCACAGACAAGTTAAATTTGGCAGTAATATTAGCAGGATCTAGCTGTATTGCCCGTTGTAAAAATGGAATAGCGCCTGCTGGGTCACCAGCTTCACGTAGCACATTGCCGTAGTTGTTAAAAGCCCCAGCATGATTGCGGTCCTGTGCAAATGCCTGGGCATAATAAGCCAGTGCAGCCTCGGGGTTATTCTCGTCTCGGCTGGTATTACCGTGTGCTATTAACAATTCTGTATTCATGATTATATTTAATTGTAGGTTAACACCTTGAAATATTTGTTTGCCATAAATACTTGTCAACGCAATACGGCGTTTTATGCGGAAGACTAAACCCTACCGCGTACGGACTAGAACTCCGATCGGACTTCTTTAAGGAGAAAACAAAATGGGACGTCCTCTTAAAATTAATAAAGCAGCACAAACTGGTAGCACCACATTAACTGGTGGTATCGACATTGGTTTCAACGGTTTTAATACACTCACTGATCCAGTTTATCCTGCAGGCGATACTTACTTTGCAGCTAACCCTACAGCATTTTTAGGCGTAGTTGGCGGATCTAACACTGTTGATACAGTAACGTATCCTACAGTTAAAGTACGTGTGTTTATTACTGGCTTTAGCGATGAAGACGGTTACATTATCCGTCAAAAAGGATCACGCAAGTATCTAGTAGGTGGCACAACTGCTAGAACCGCTCTGGTATCTGGCTTAGCATATCGCATTACCACAGTTGGTGATACAGCATGGAATAGCTACGGAGTTCAGGGTACGGCTGCGGTGGGAACTATTTTCACAGCAACAGCTGCACTTGGCAACACAGGTACCGGACGTGTAAATGCAGTTGGCATTTGTGTATTGTACAATAATGCTACTCCTACTGCTGGCAACATGAGTATTGCTTATGCAGCCAATAACGACAGTACTGAAGTTTATCTTAGTAAACTAACCAATAAGTTTTTGTTGAACTTCATCGGTGGGCAAACAGGCGGCGCAGCCAACACCGGCGAAGTATGGAATCAAACACAAGTATTGCAAGATACTCGTTACGCTACTAACTTCTTTACAGATGAAGATGCAACTGTGGTTAAATCTGGTACAACAGGCAGCGCAAACGTGTCTGGTCAGCAGAACTTAGTTGAATTGGCTCAGGTACAGAACTATAATTCGTAATTTGTTGTAACTCTAAAATCCCCCAGATAAGTACTGTGGGGATTTTTTTATGACTACAGCATTTGTACTAGGCAACGGCACCAGCCGTCAAACGATCAGCTTACCTGCCCTGCACAAGTTGGGTAAAATCTACGGATGTAATGCCCTTTATAGAGAATTTACCCCTGATGTATTAGTAGCCACAGACAAGCCCATTGCTGCTTGTATACAAGAGTCGGGCTATGCTAAAAATAATGAATTTTATACTCGTCGCCCAACAGAAGGCTTTGGCGCAAAACGATTACCCAGTGAGTATTATGGTTATAGTTCAGGTCCAAATGCACTGGGCCTGGCCGCAAGACACGGAAATGTCCACATATATATGCTGGGGTTTGATATGGGCCCCACAGAAAACAAACTGTTTAACAATGTTTATGCTGGCACTGAGTTTTATAAAACTCCAGCGCATCCACCGACATTTACCGGTAATTGGGTCAAACAAGTAATTTGTGTGTTGCGAGATTACCCACAAGCACAGTTTATTCGGGTAGTAGGACCAACCACTGCTCAAATACCCGAACTAGAAACCGTGAAAAATCTCACACACGTGGAATTGCGCACCTTTGCAGACCGCATAAATAATCAAAAGGATCTATAGATGGCCACAGTAAAAACAACCAGCAGTGATTATACCGTATCAGTTGGTCCGTACATCGGCAATGAATGGACAGGTACTATGACGGTCGACGGAAACTTGGCAATAACTGGTATTACTACCACAGGTGTGTATACCTCTACTGCAATTAATTTAATCACAGGTACAGTTGGTCAAATTGTAGCGGTTAGTGATAGTCCAACGTCGGCGGGCAGATTGGCATTTTGGGACACAACAAACAGTCGCTGGAGTTACATAAGCGACAACTCAGCAGTCTAATTTAATAATTGATTCGACTGTTTTAATCTTATTTTGTACAGCATCAAAGTTTATAGTTGCCCATAATCCTGGATGCATGGGCTTTGGCCAAGTACCAGACGCAATCCACGCATACCCAAGGTGCTCGTCGTTTAGCACAGGAGTAAATTCCGAACCCACACTACAGAAAAAGGTATGGTATGCAAAACCTTGATCCACTGTGGTAAATTTTTCCAACGGTACTAATTTTAAATAATCCGGCATACTTCCTAATTCCTCTTGGCATTCACGGATCATGGCCGCCATGAGAGTTTCGTTGCCTTCAACTCGACCCCCTGGTAATCCCCACGCACCCGGGTGCTTTGGATCATTTCTCATGAGATACAAATATCGTTGAGTGTTAATTGAATAGAACCAAATTCCAACAGCCGAGAGTGCCATAAATTATGCCTTTAAGATAAATACTATTATGACTATTTATTTGTATGTAAAAACCCATAAAAAAACAGGATTAAAATATCTTGGAATAACTGCAAAAACCGACCCTCACAAATATAAGGGCTCTGGAAAAATGTGGAAAAAACATTTAACTGAATACGGATCCAATTATACAACAGATATTTTGTTTGAAAGTAGTTCTATAGAAGAAATTAAACAAAAAGGCAAATACTATAGTAAGTTGTGGAATATTGTTAAAGACACGCAATGGGCAAATTTAAAAGTAGAATCAGGAGAGGGAGGGTGGACACCTGCACCCGGTAAAGCATCATGGAATAAAGGTATTCCGATGACAGAGGAACAAAAAAAGAAGATTAGCAACACTAAGAAAGGTAGATTTTCTGGTTGCAATAATCCTTTTTATGGCAAGCACCATACATCTGAGGTAAAAGAATTTCTTAGTAATGTAAATACTGGCAGAGTTTTTGACCCAACTGTAGTTGAAGCAAGAAATAAAAAACAAAAAGGAGTAGCAAAACCGTCGGTATCAGAGAAACTTACAGGAAAACCTAAATCAGAAGAACACAAGGAAAAAATGCGCCAGGCGTGGATACAACGACGCCACGCATTATAATACCAAACTCCACCCGCCACCTGGATATAGCCCCTGGTAGCTCTTAACCCACTTTGTGCCAGTCCATCGATATTGTAACTCTGTGGTAATATTTGTAATATATTGCAGATTATCTGGACTCGACGTAGAATCAAATGTAATAACCCAACTGGTGCCGTCATATTCCACAATGTCATTGGCCTGTGCAACCAATGGCTGTCCGTCTATCCCCTTCCACGCATCTGGATTTGACGACCCGGGATTATTATACGACCCGGTAGCCTGTGTAAACAGATACCGTTGTCCGGTAGTGGCCACCGGCAGGCCATATCCTGGAGCACTAACCAATGGATCAATCACGGCTGTAATTGGTGACAATGTATTAGGCGGAACTGTGCCGGCATTTACAGTAAACAGTAAAAATCTATCATCAGTTGGATCGTACGCCACAGTACCAGTCACGTCGGTACCATCTGGTTGTTCCAAGGTTACATAACTGATTCCAGGTCGCAACGTACCATATAAGTCGATTATACCGTGCCACAGTAGTGTACTATCCGGGCTATCGGCCGGAGTCAAGCTGGCATTGGGTTCGTCAATGACTTGTTGTTGACGCAATGCTTGAAGTTTATTATCAATTAAGAGTATTTGATATCCATATGGTGTAAACCTCTGCCGAGTGCCTAACAACAAATCACTGTTGGTTATAGAATTAATCAAGTCGCCTTGCGCATCATATACGCTGGCAATAATGCGTTCAACAACACCCAATTTTTTAACCTTGGCTGGCGGAGTAATCCACATAGGTAACGTAAATGTTAGTGTAGCAATGTCAATAGAAGTGTCTGCACCCATTGGAATAGATCTACTAGTCCAGCGACTGTCTTTAAGATATAGAGCAGTTAAACTGGTCCAGTCAATGTAGTTGTCGGTACTTTGTATTTCCAAACTAGGATTAAACAAAGTTAAAATTTGCTCCAACAACTGCATTTTTTGATTAGTATTGGATGTCCAAATATCTAAATTTATAGTCAACTCGTATGGTACCGGCATTGCACGTTCGATAGTAAATGCATTGCCTTGTGTGGTTTCGTATGTATCGGTAGCAGTATCATAGGTGCGTTGACGAACTGCAATATTGTTTACAAAATAGGGTTCTTGTATTCTTGGTCGATCATATTTTAAATCTGTAATGTAAAATGACATCATTGGAGTCGATGGCATATCATTGGCCGAATTGTTTTGTAATATAGTCTGCGCTTGACGACTAGCATCACCATAGCGTACAGGCACACGAACTAGGGTATCCACTGTAGATCCTGGCCCTTGGCCGGCTTCGTTGGCGCCATACTCAACATCAAAGTTTGAAAATATTCTGGCAAATTGTAATAAAAACCTTCTAATCTGACCATCAAAAAAGTATTGGCTCATTATCGTCCTGGGGGTCTTGGGTTAGGTGGTAAATTGCCACCTTGGTCACCGTTGTCGGGTGTAATTTCTAATATTTGACTGAGGCTCTGGCGACTTGGAATATTGCCAACATCGGTAGTAGGCACAGTGTACGGATTATTTACAAAGCCAGCTCGTTGGGTAAGAGCCCCACTGGCATAATCAAGATCGGTGCGGACATTATCGCTAATAGCCAACCATGCACGACCGCTATAGCGGAACAAACGGTTAGGGAAATAATCTAGGCGTAAACAATAATCACCCACTGTCGGCATTGGTGGAAAAGCCACACCAGGAGTAACCGGCAGCCCGTTTGGAGCATGAGTATCACCAGTTAGGTAACCACGCACATAGCCAAATCCTTGGGGACTAATGGCATCACCAGGCTGCAGGCCGTCGGAGGTCGGGCTAGTCATGTCAGTGGTTAATCCAGCACTGCCCGGCTCACCATTAGGGCCAGTAGGCAAAATATAAAATTTAACATTGTCGTATCCACTAAGCGGAACATCCTGGTAGGCTTGAGTTAACAGTGCATCATTGATTGCCAAATCCTTTGGCCGCGTACTTTGTTTGTCACCGACTGTGGCTGGGGTAGTTACCGGAGTCCAGTATTCAGTATCAGTAATATCTGTTCCGGGCGGAACATTTTTGTTGGCAGTATAGTATGTGCCACCGTTGTTGACCGTTTCGCCTCCAGGATAAAAATTACCCGGATCCCAAATATTTTCCGGCATAAACGGTTGATTAATAATCTGACTGTACTCTTGAGCATTGACCATTGGAGTGGCCTTGACTCGCCACACATGTGGTTGCCAGGTTACGCTAAATCCTTCTGAAGCAAAGTTGCCATCCTGGATTACATAGTATCTAGGCAGAGCCTTGACTAAGGCAGTATCCAAGGGATTATAATCTTTTAAGTTTGGCACCTCAATAACATCACCAACCATGAGCTTGCGCCCAAAGGTGTCGATCATGGTATTATAATGAAAGGTAAGAAACAGTGTATCGTTGTTTAAAAACAAGCCAAATTGTGTTAGATCAAAATCGATATCTTGTGTACGATAAACGCCACGCATGACATATACATCCGGAGCATACACGCGATCACGATTTTCCAACAATAATAAATCTTCAATAAACAACGGATTGGTACTATTATAATTTGGAATAGTAGCATCATTATTTCCGTTGTCAGTGCCGGCTCCTTGCGGACCCAGGTACTTATGTACGTAGATGTCAAGACCGCCAACAGTATATTGTTCGGAAATTGTACGGTCTAAAAATTGGTAATCATTCGTCCTATTGGGACGCCACATCGATAATCTTGGCATAGTTTAGTATTTAGCGGTTAGATTGACTTGTAATTCAAAAGCTCGTATAATTACATAATGGACTCGCTCTTTCAACGACTAGATTCTGCAGAAAAACACATTGCTACAGTTAAAAACAAGGCGGCTCGCCGTGATCTACTTAAAATGGTACGAGCCGTGGACCAAGCCATTGTGGCCGCTGATATGGAAAGTGTAGAATGCCGCAGAATGCACAAAGAGTCCATTCGTTACCGCGAGCTGGTAAAAAAAGTAGCAGATTTACTAACCAATTTAGAACAGCATATCACCTTTGCAAATCTTCTCGGTTGACCTTTGACAATCATTCATATACAATACATATTATGGCAAAAAACGAAATTGTAATTAAAAGATTAAACCCCAAGGGTGCAGAAACCAAGTATGTGGGCTTTGAACCCGAATGGAAATTCCAACCCTCTGAGGAAACCCGTAACTCATCCTTTGCTAATGCGTTCCAGTGGTACGGATATCATTACGGTAAAAAAGACGCCAAGGACATGCTGTGCCAGTATTTAGAACACAACCATCGAGCCAAGGATGCTAAACTTCTGCGTGGAATCCCAGACAGCCAAATTCGCTTAACACCGGCCTGGGTATGTCGTATGACCTTAATAGGTCTGATACTTACAGAACACGAGCAATGTATTATCGATGATCAAATTAGCGCAATGCTTAGATCAAAACAAGAAATCAAAAAAGCAGAAGCAACCGTTGGGGAAGTAGCACAACAAAAACTAACAATTCAAGATCACCTGCGTGAGAAAATATCCGAGTGCTGTGGCGAACTAGAAGGCATGTTTGATGACTTTGTAGTCGCTGGTGCAAAAATGTCCGCAGACTTCAAACCCATTGCTCTAATGCGTGGGTTGAATATTAGTCCTAACATGGTTGGCACTGTATCAGCGGTATGGGAATTACGCCTAGCAGAATTTAACGAAGTATTAGAAGGCACCGACGCCGACCTAGTTGAGGGCTACAGTCATCTTACAAAATTACAATTAAAGAATTGTGTTAAATTCTGCGAAACAGTAATCAATGATTGCAATAGTTATGTACAGCTCAAGAAAGTCGAACGAAAGCCCAGAGCAAAGAAAGCAGTGAGCCCTGAAAAACTCACAAGAAAATTTAAGTTTATGAAAGAGTTTGATGAGCTTAAACTTAAATCTGAGTTAGTTACAAAACTGGTAGGTGCCAGCGAAGCTTGGTTGTACGATACCGCCAAACGCAAACTTATCCATGTCATGGCCGACAGCCATATTGGAACTTTTACAGTCAAGGGCAGTGCTATTATTGGATTTGATACCCTAGCAACTGTGCAAAAAACCCTACGCAAGCCCGCAGAACAAATTAAAGCAGTAGTCGGCGGAGGCAAACCAGCGGCCCGTAAAGCATTTGCAGATATCAAAGCAACAGAAACCAAGTTTAACGGTCGAGGGAACGATAATCTAATCATACTCTGGGCGTGGTAACTAAGTATTTAGATGCTTACCATTCCTACTAAAGTAGATTTTTATATAACCAATATTTGCAATTTAACCTGCCAAAACTGTAATAGATTTAATAATTTTAATTTTAAAGGTTGGCAGGATTGGAAAGAATACGAACACATATACGAGCAATGGGGAAAGATTGTTGGGCTTAGAGCTATTACAATCATGGGCGGCGAGCCGTTTCTTAACCCTACCCTTAAGGATTGGATAGCTGGATTAAATCGTATATTTGGCATCGAGGTGCAAGTACTAACTAACGGAACTCGATTCCTGCAAACTCCTGGTGTGTACGAGAGCATGCTCTGGCAAAAACCAGGCAGTAAAATGCACAATCACATCGGGGTTAGTTTGCATACACCCGAGGATTTTGAACAAATTCGATCTGATATCCATGAATTTTTGCAAGGGGATATTAAAGAATACAGCAAAGATGAAAATCCCTGGGGCGCAGATTGGCAATTTCAAGACAGCAACGGAGTGATGATTAATGTCTACACAGTAGACCATTTTTTCAGTTCGGCAATAGTTCCTACCAAAATTGGGTATACCTTGAATAATAATGATCCAGTTCAAGCTCACAATAATTGTGCATTTGTGAAATGGAAAAGTTATCATTTTATTCGCGGCAAATTTTATAAGTGTGGTCCAGTTGCGTTATTGCCTGAGTTTGACACCCAACACCATTTTGACATATCAGACAACGACAGAGAAATCCTGCACTCGTATCGCCCGTTAACTGTGGATAATTTTAGCGAATATCATGAAGAATTTTTTGCTAATTTAGATAATCCTATTGCACAATGTAAGTTTTGCTCAACAAATACTAATAAAGAAAAAATCTATCCTGTACGCAAAGGTTCCAAATCTAGCTAAATACTGGATCAAGGAAACCCAATGGCACAAGCAGAATCCACCTTAGACACACTAAAACAAAATCTCATTGATTATGTACGCTTGCAATTGGGCGATCAAATTATTGACATTGAGCTAGACGCAGCGCACTACGAGTCGGCTTATCAACGTACCCTAGGTGTATACCGTCAACGGGCACAGAATGCCTACGAAGAAAGTTACACCTTTTTGGAACTGGTTGCCAACGTCAATATCTACGATATGCCACAAGAAGTAATTACCGTTCGCCAGATTTTCCGCAGAAGCTTTGGTGATTCAACCGGCCCATTTGCGTCAAATTTTGATCCGTTTAGCCAAGCAAGCATGAATGTGTACCTAATGAATTTTAATGTAGCAGGCGGTCTTGCTACCTATGACTTTTACAGCCAGTATGTAGAATTAGCCGGTCGTATGTTTGGCGCCTATATGAACTATACGTTTAATCCGGTGACCAAAAAATTACAACTAATTCGAGATCCAAAAGGCACCGGCGAAAGTGTATTAATGTGGACCTACAACTTGAAACCTGAAATCAATCTGCTGAGTGATTTCCAAATTCAACAATGGATTCGTGACTTTATGGTAGCCAATTGCAAAATGATCATCGGCGAAGCCCGTGAAAAATTCTCAACAATTGCAGGTCCACAGGGAGGCGGCACCTTAAACGGCGCAGCCATGAAAGCCGAAGCACAAGCAAGTATGGACAAATGTATTGAAGATCTACGCAACTATGTAGATGGCAGTCAGCCGCCCTCATTTGTAATTGGATAATTGGCTAAGAATATATAACGTACATAATAGGATAATGATAAATAATAGTATGAAAGACATACTATTAAAAATTATTCAAACTGACACAAGCTATAACAAATCAGCCACACGCTATCTATATAAAACTCATCCAGAGCTTTGGCCCCAGGTAGTAGAAAAAACAGCATTCCTTCCCGACACTGCATTAGCAAAACAACGAGTATGGCACATTATAAATGAAGTATGGTCTATTCCTCTCTGCCCCATAGAAAACATTCCAGTTAAGTGGTGGGAAAATCGATATCTTACTACTTCAAGCAGAACAGCAAAGCAAAAGTATAAATGGCAAAATGGTGATTATGCCAATATACATACTCCAGAAATAAACGAAACAAGAGCTAACAGTAACAGAGGTAAAACTATAATGTCTGGGACAAGAAAAGCACCAAACATATCCGAAGAAACTATTAAACAACGTATTAAAAATATTAAGAAAACCTGTTTAGAAAAATATGGTGTAGAAAACGGTAGCCAAACAAAAGAAGCAAGAGAAAAGATTTATCAAGCAACTGTTAAACGTGGATGTACCCCTAGAGAAGAAAGATCTTTCCGCCGCCTATACTATGATGCAGTATGGAAAATAACAGAAGACAGCTGGAAGAATCATTTTGATTCAATAAACCCTACCCGATTAAATCGCACCTATAACGCACTTGATCATATCTATTCTATACAGCAAGGATTTCGAGATCGTATACCGCCATACATCATTGGGCATTATACTAATCTCAGGGTTATTACGTTAAGTGCAAACGGAATTAAAGGTATGCGATGCGATAAAACCAAAGAAGAGCTTTTTGAAGATGTTGATCTTGCATTTTAAGTAATACCATGCTATACTCTTAGTATGAGCTCATTGATGATTGATATTGAAACTATTGGAGTAGCACCCGGCGCTACTATTTTAACCATTGCGGCACAAT